CGAGGCGCTGGAGCTGCTCGAAAACTTCATCATCACCGGAGAGCCAACATGAAAAAATTCTACACCATGTTCGTGGCCAAGGATGTCGTCAAGGATCGCGAGCTGCCGGAGTGGTTCACGATCTTCCCTGCGGGCGTCAATGATGTCGAGGGGCTCGGCAAGTACCTGGTGACGGAGGCCTCCTTTGCCGCCATTGAGCAGCAGCTGACCAGGCGGGGCGTCGACATCGTGTTCGACTACGAACATCAGACCATAAAAGGCGTCAAGGCCCCGGCGGCGGGATGGTGCAAGGAGTGGCGCTGGACCGACGGGGTCGGCATAGAGGCTCGGGTGGAGTGGACCGAGGAGGCGGCGGATTCTCTACGCAAGCAGGAATACCGCTACTTCTCGCCGGTGTTCACCATCCGCGAGGCGGACCGGCAGCTGGTCGGCGTCCATAGTGTGGCGCTCACCAATGCCCCGCGAACAAACCACATCAAGCCGCTGCTGGCAAAGCTCGCGGCACAACATGAGGAGCAGGACATGGATTTACTGAAGATCTTGATCGCGGCGCTGAAACTGCCTGAAGACGCTACCGAGGAGCAGGTTGTCGCCAGGGTCAAGGAATTGAACAGCAAACAGGATGGCAAGGAAGTCATCGCCAAGGCGGTGGTCGAGGCGCTCGGGGTCGAGTCCGACGACGTCTCCACCGTGGTGGCCTCGATCAACGCCCTCAAGCAGGCACCGTTGACCATGGTCAGCCGCGAGGAGTTCACGGCGCTGCAAAAAAAACTCGCCCTGCGCGACGCTGGTGACGCGGTGGCGGCGGCCATGGCGGCTGGCAAGGTCACCCCGGATCAACAGGAGTGGGCGGCCAAGTATGCCGAGACCGACCTGGAAGGCTTCAAGATCTTCGTGGCCAAGGCCCCGGTGGTCATTCCGGTCGACACCCTGCCGAAGAAGACGGAGCAGCCTGATACCATCACCGCCTCCGGCGAGATCCAGGCGGTGGCCAAGATGATGGACGTCAGCGACGAGGATCTGAAAAAATACGGCGGCCTCCAGTAACGGACCCGGCGGCCAGCAATCAGCGCGACAACCCGCGATAACCAAGAGGAGTACGGAAGATGAGTCTTACAGCAGACAGACCAACCCAGCACAAGGACGGGGAGCTGCTCCCGGTACCGATGGCGGCCTCGAACAAGGTCTACGCCGGGCACATGGCGGCACTCAACGCCTCCGGCTACTGCGTGGCGGCAGCCGACGCGGCGGGCCTGAAGGTCATCGGCATGCAGGAGGCCCAGGTCGACAACAGCACCGGGGCAAATGGGGCGCTGTCCGCCCTGGTCCGGCGCGGCAAATTGTTCTATTTCGCCAACAGCACTACCAACGCGGTCACCCAGGCCCATGTGGGCGGCAACGTCTATGTCGAGGACGCCGAGACGGTGGCCAGCGACGGCGGCACCAACGATATCGTGGCCGGGAAGTGTTGGGCCGTCGATAGCGGCGGCGTGTGGGTGCTCATTTAAAATCGCCTGCTGGAGATCAGGCAACGAGCGCGAGCTGAACGTTAAACCAAGAGGAGAAGAAAATGCTTGTCAATAAGACATCAATCGAAGCGGTGTTCCTCAATCTGAGGACGCTGTTCAACAAGGCTTTCGGCGAGACCGAGTCGAGCTGGGAGAAGATCGCCACCAGGGTGCCGTCCACTACGGCCCAGGAGATCTACACCTGGTTCTCGAACTGGCCGATGATGCGCAAATGGATCGGGGATAAGATTATCTCCAAGCTCAAGGCCTACAAGTACGCCGTTACCAACGACGACTTCGAGGTCACCGTCGAGGTCGACCGCAACGATATCGAAGACGATACCCTGGGGCAGTACGGCCCGCAGGCCACAGGTTCAGGAATGGCCGCCAAGACATTTCCTGATGAGTTGCTCGCCGATGCGATCAATGGCGCGTTTGCTACCGAGTGTTTCGACGGCCAATACTTCATAGACACTGACCACCCGGTAAGCGACAAGAACGGTAATGTCTCGTCCGTCTCCAACAAGGGCGTGGCGGTGCTGTCGGCTGCCAGCCAGGCTGCGGCCATGGCATCGTTCGGCGCTGGCCAGACCGCTATGGAAAGTTTCAAGTCTGACGAGGGGCGGCCCCTGGGCGTTTCCCCAGATGTCCTGATGGTTGGGCCAGCATTGCGAGCTGTGGCTACCATCCTGATGACCGCCGAGCGGCTGGAGGACGGCAAGCCGAATCTCTACCGGGGGGCCTGCGAGGTCGTGGTCAATCCTCGTATTACTAGCACCACCGCCTGGTTCCTGCTCGACACCAAAAAACCCATCAAGCCGTTCATCTATCAGGAACGCAAAAAGCCGGTCTTCGTCAAGCAGACCGACCCTGAAAGCGACAACGTCTTCATGCGCAAGAAGTACCGCTTTGGCGCGGAGGCGCGCGGCGCTGCGGGCTATACCTTCTGGCAGCTGATCTACGGTTCCACCGGGGCCGGTGCCTAACGGCTGACGAAGAGCACACCATAGCAATGACGCTCCGGCCCACGACCTGGGCCGGATAACCAGGAGGATGCAATGATCGAGATTATTTCCATGGTTGACGGGTTCCGGCGCTGCGGCATCGCCCACAGCAGGGAGGCGACGACCTACCCCGACGACAAATTTTCTGCCGATGAGCTGAAGCAGCTGCGGGCGGAGCCGATGCTGGCCGTCCGGCTCGTTGACGAACCGGAACCGGAAAAGACCCCGGAACCGGCGAAAGAACCGAAGAAAACCCAGGCGAAAGCACCGGACAAGGCAGTGGAGAAACAACCGGCACAAGAACCGGCGAAAGCCGAGGCGGCTAAATAATGGCCTATAGCACCATCGACAACATCCGCGAGCGGCTGTTCGAGTCCGAGCTGATCCGGCTGACCGACGAGGAGAACAGCGGCGCGGTTGATACCGGCAAGGTGGACAACGCCATCGAGACGGCGGACGTCGAGATCGACGCCTACCTCGCCAAGCAGTACACCCTGCCGCTGGCGACGGTGCTGCCCATCGTCACCAAGCTGTCGGTCGATCTGGCAATCCGCAACCTGTACCTGCTCAACCCGGCGGGCGTCCCGGATAATGTCGACAAGCAGGCCGACAACGCCGTCAGGATGCTGGAGAAGATCGCCTCCGGTCAGCTGACCCTGGGCGCAGGCGATCCGGCGGGCGCATCGTCCGACAACTCAATCAACATCAGCGGGCCGGACCGGATCTTCTCCCGCGACAGTTTAAAGGGGTTTTAAACCATGGAGCGGCAGACCATGCAGGCGGTACGGGACAGGCTGGCCAGCGGCAATGTCGTCGCCGCGCGCTCGCTCTTTTTCGCCTTCTTCGAGAACTACATCAAGCCGGGCCTGGGCTACCCGGCAATCGGGCTCGCCTTTGGCCGTGGCACCTACAGGCACGGCGGCTCCGAGACGGTGGACGGGCGCGTGCTGATCCGCCCGGTCTGCTGGCAGACGGTGCCGGTGGATGCCGAGGAGCTGGTGATCGGCGACGACGGGCTGCTGGCCCTGGCCGGGAAGGTGACGAAGTCGCTTGACGGCGAGCGCCTCGGCCTTGCCATGATCGAGGACGCCAAGGTTATCGGCATCGACCCGATCCAGGTCTTCCGCACCGACAACAATCTGTGGCTGGTCAAGCAACCATTGACCGTCGCCTATGAACTGAATTTTGCGAGGACAGACAGATGATGAAACTAAACAAATCCGCGCCCGCCTTCGAGGTGACGACCGGCCCGTTTGCCGGGCACCGCTTCGAGCACGGCGTGGTCTACCGGGACGACCAGGTGCCCGAGAAGCACAAGGGGAAATTTTCGCCGGTGACTCCGTCCCGCAAGAAAACGGCGAAGAAAACGGACGAGGAGGCCAGCGATAAATGAGATCATTTAGCGCCAATCACAATATTACCGCGATCAGCGCCACCAACAGGGAAAGCGCGATCAACACTTTCCAGGATGTCGACCTGTCGATCCTCTCCGACATCGGCGACATCATCAACATCAGCCTGCGCCGCGAGGACAACCGCGACGAGGCCAACGGCAAGGAAGAGCCGGACCTGATCTACGACAACGGCGGCCTGGCCGAGGGGTCGCGCAACCACAACCGGGCGCAGCCGCAGCATTTTGCCTACCTGCTGGCCTACGGCCTGGGCGTCTGCGCAACCACCGCAGCCGGAGCCGGGTACCTGCACACCATCACCCCGATCCAGGGCGGTATCGATCGCCAGCGCGAGCTGCCGTCCATGAATGTGCTCTGCCGCCTCGGCAAGACCGTGCTCAAGCGCCGCTTCTACTCGATGTTCGTCGACCAGGTGACGGCCACCTTCGCCAAGGACGACTGGGTCAAGATCGCGGGCACCCTGAAGGGCACCGGCAAGTACGACGACAACGTCACCGAGGAGACGGTCACCGCCGCCGCCAACGCCACCAGCCTGAACCTGGCCGCCAACGGCGTGGAGGGCGACGACGCCGCCGGGCGGCTCGATTCCATCCACCGGGTCAAGGTCGAGCTGACCGCAGGCGTCTGGACCGAGGTCGAGGTGACGGCGGTCTCAGCGGCAACGCCTGCGGTGCTGACCATCACCGCCCCGTCGGCTACGACCGACGACGTCAGCTACAAGATCCTCTACGTCCCCACCGAGACCGCCGTCTGGGATCTGCCGGAGAAGGTCGTGGAGTCCAACCTGCGGGTCTCCGAGTTCACCATCAACCTCGGCGGCACCTGGAACGGCACCACCATCGTCGGCGGGCGCGAGATCGGCAGCGAGGTCAACCAGGTGGTCTACTCCCTGGCCAACAACTCCGTGGTCGAGTTCCTGCCGGGTGCTGGCGGGGTCTTCGCCTCGAACCATGAGCGCGGCGACCGGGTCCAGACGCTGAAGGTCGACCGCAAGATGCGCGACTTCGTCCTGCAGCAGCAGATCGCCGACAACGAGTACCTGTGTATCTCGATGAAGGCAGTCGGTGCCGAGTTCGATACCGGCCACAACTACCAGGTCCAGCTGGTCTTCCCCAGGGTCGGCATCCTGGGCGCACCGATCAGCGTGAACGGTAAAAAGCTGGCCGAGGCCGGGGACTGGGTCATCCTGGAGGATGCCACCTACGGCTCCGCCATCGCCCTGGTCAAGAACCTCTGGGCTGGATATGCGGGGTAAGCCTGTGATCGTCATTCCTAAAGCAGCTCCGGGTGGTGGTCTTGCTTCGGCGGAGATAGACGAGGAAAAGATGTATCCCTGCGGTGGGCTGGTCCATGTCGAACGGGCTTTTAAACCGATCATTTACAGCGAGTCGGTAATGACCCGCAAACAACTGCAGGAGCTGCAGGCGGCGGTCGGCGACATCTCCAAGGCGGTCGAGGCGCTCCCGGCGATCCTGGAGAAATTGAAAATTTAAACAGCAGTT